CGCGTGGCTTCAAACGGATTCATACATTGACCGGCTTTAGATCGGGAGATTCTGGTAATGCGCTGCAAGCCACGGAACATATGGCTTGCGAGGCGATTCAAGAATCAATCATAGGCGAGGTTTCAAAATGCTGATTCAGATACTCAAACGCACAAAGCTCGCCGTGAACCCTGCCGACATCAGCGCAATTTTTATCTACACGGTGGCCTGCGCGCCCGTCCTTGAAGTGCGGATGCGTACTGGAGAAAAGTACCGCGTCCTTCATGAGCCCCACCTGCCGACTGGCGATGATGTGCACTTGGTCCACCAGCAGCTATTGGAGGCCAGATGAAGAAAAGTCACGGCCCGTCCTTCCGGCGTGAACTCAAGCCGCTGGTGGTGTGCAGAGCGTGCCGCGGCGCGACGGTGACGGCGGGCACCTTCTATCAGCTCGACTGCTTGGCCTGTAACGCCTCCGGCTGGGTCTGCGCGGAGACAGGCGAGGCGCTGCCGGTGGAGGTGATGGTGCAGCAGCTAAGTATGCGGCTGCGCAACGCGACCGCCGAGCTGTCCAGGGCTCGCCAATCCTTCGGCGGGGCCCACGAACAATACGAACAGAACAACCGCCGCGGTGCCGGCGGCACGAACTACACAGGGGATTGATCGATGGGCATGTACAAAGATGTGATGGGTACCCTGGTGCGCGTGCTGGCCGCCGATAACATCGACAACAGCACCAAGCAGTCCTGGCAGAAGCTGATCGACGCCGATCTGCGCCAAGGCGGAAATGGCAGCACTCTGTCGCCGCGTGACAAGTTCGATTACGACTGCTGCCTATACGCGCTGCTGCACCGTCAGTTGGAGCCAGCGCAGTGGGACGTGCTGGTTGCTAAGTACTCCACGCACAAGGCTAACAAGGTGGCCGCGATCGGGCGGCTTGTGAGTCGCATCTCATCGCCAGCTCCGCAGCTGTTCATCTATAAGGCGCTGACGGCTTGGGCCATCCCGAAGCTCAAAGGCGTCCAGGTTTGCAAGCGCTCCACGGACATGATCGTGCTGCCTGCCGAGTTCTACGACATGAACACTTGGGATGTGGACGCCTCTCCGGAGCGCACGCGACGCAACTGGAGAGGCGGCATCCACAAGCGCCTTGAACAGCTGGAAGAGGCCGCCGTTATCCATGCGACCCACATCTTCGATGCCGAACAAATTTTCATCGATGCCGCTTGACCATTATGGCCGTTTGGCCGTAAATTAACCCCATCATGTCGATCTTGCGCGTCATGACAGACTCTTAAAGCCCTGCCACTGAGCGGGGCTTTTTGTTGCGCACGAATAAGGGTACGGCTTGAGTAGTCGGGCTTTTAGTTTGTGGTTCGTCCGCCGATACAGTCACCACTCTTTTTTCAAATGGATGTGTGATCGGATGGTCATGTTCTTTGTGATGGCAGGATTGGTTTTGCTGCAGGTGGTGCAGCTCCTCATTTTTTTCGTCGCTGTAAATAATTCTTTGCCTAAGGCCATGATCTGCCTAGTCATCCCTGGTTACGTGTGTGTCTACGCGCAGAAAGACCCGCAGGCGAAAGTTTTTTTATGGGGCTGGTACTTGGGAATCGCTTTGCTCATTGTGGGGGTTCTAGCCTCTGCGTAGAAATAGATGCGCCCGCTTGTGAGCCTCGGCATTTGCCGGGGCTTTTTTATTTCGAGCAAGACGCCATAGCCAAGATGGTTCCTTCGGGAGAGGCTTGGACGTCGATAGCCGGAAGTGCGGCGTACGGAAACAACACCGGCAGCCAGTGAGCGTTATTACCTCGATTGTTCCGAGGCGGCTCTGGTGGGCAGCGTGGGAAGACACGCAATTATCTCGAGCCTCAGCATCTGCTGGGGCTTTTTCGTTTTCAGCCCCGCCACACCCATCGCTCCAAGCTGGGAGTGCTGTAGGGCTGACCCATTTCCCGATCCCGAAAGGGCGGATGTCGGACTACGACGAACATGCCTGAAAAATCACCTGACTTCTGGGCGCAGGTCTGGCTCGTCCTGTCGAATCCGCTCTGGCAAGGAGCGATCATGGCCGCAACCATTTCACTATTGCGCGTGCTGTACGAAGGAAAAGAGGCCAACAAGTGGCGCGTCGTCCTCGAGGCGATGATCTGCGGTGCGCTGAGCCTGTCCGCCAGTAGTGTCATCGAGTGGATGGCCTGGCCGTCGAGCCTGTCTGTCGCCGCCGGCGGCACCATCGGATTCATTGGTGTTACCGCGATCCGCGAACTGATCATCCGATTCCTCGGCCGCAAGGCGGATTCAATATGAGCATCGAGCCAGTTGTCGCAGTAGCTAAGGTCGGCTCCACGTTGCGAACCATTGCAGTCGCCATCGTGATTTTCATCGTTATGAGCCTGCTGATCGCGATCCAACAAATACATGTAGTCACGTTGCAGGGCGCCGTCACTGTCGAGGCCAAAGCCAAGCAGGAAGCGGTGGATGCGAACAACGCCAGCCAGGCGACGATCACCACGCTGCGCGCGGAAGCGAAGCGGAATGCTGACTACACGGCGGACCTCACAAAGCGCATTAAAGCCAGCGAAGACAAGGCCAAAAAGGCCAAGAAGGATTTCGATGATCTCAAGCGCAACAGCAAACCTGTTCGTGATTGGGCTGCTCAGCCTTTGCCTGACGGCCTGCGCGGCAAAGCCGCAAGTGGTAACAAAGACAACAGCCATAAGGCTGGAAGCCCCTGAGCTTATTCCCTGCGAGCGCGTCAATGCAGACGATACCGATCTGCGTGACAACGGCGACGTGTGGGAACTGAAAGACCAGGCCATCAAGCTGCTCGACACGTGCGCCGACCAGGTCGACGCGCAGATCGTCCGCAGTCAGAGCAAATAACCGGCACATCAAATTCAGAGGCGCTCATCTCGCGGCGCGAATCTCCCAGAGGGCAACATCATGGATAACCAGCACAAGAAGATCACTGGCTACCGCGATCTGACGCAGTCTGAGATCGACGGCATGAACTCGATTAAGGCCCTTGAGGCCGATGCGGGTGAGTTGTTCAAGCAGATCGGCGAGATCGAAGGCGTGGACCAGCGCCTGCTCGCGTTGGCAAAGACCAACCTGCAGCAGGGTTTCATGTGGTTCGTACGTTCTATCGCAAAGCCCGCCGACCCGTTCAGCTGAGTCACCGGAAGAAATCCTGGCTCGTGTCAGCGCCCGGCTACCCACCATTCCCCATGATCATGCCGGAAGACCACGACTATGCAGGCGCGCTGGCTGTTGCGCGTTGCAAGTGGCCGGAGTGCAGCGTTGAGTAGTTCCATGGCCGATCAGAAACCGCCTCTCCGGAACCCGCCGCCTCCGACCACCGAGTGGTTTGGCCGGCCTGCTGGCTGGCAACCACCACCTGCGCCGCCGCCTATGCGCGGCGGATCAATGCCGCACGCGCATGGCGTGCCAGTCCTGATCATCGCTGCTGCCCTTCTTGTGGGGGTTGCGATTGGCTTCAGGATGGCGGGCGGCTTGTGATGGGCTCATGGTGATCCGCACCGTCACCGACGGTTAGCCGTCACACCTTATACGGAGGCGCAGATGCCGCAGAGAACTCTCAAGCCGTGCGCTGCCCGGGGTTGCAATGCACTGACGCGAAACACTAAGTACTGCGACGCCCATCTGGATCTCGCCAAAGCATGGGGAACCAGGCAAGGCTCAGGGCGTGGCGGCAGGCCTTGGCGCCGGCTGCGAGATCAGATTCTCGCCCGCGATCATTACCTGTGCCGCTGTGAGGAGTGCGTGCAGCTTGGCCGGGTACGTGCTGCGACGGAGGTCGACCATATCGTGGCGTTGGCACAGGGCGGCACTGACTACCCAAGCAACCTCAGGGCGATCCATCACGACTGCCACAAGCGGAAGACGGCGCGCGAGGCGCAGGCCGCACGCGCCAACGGCTGAGGTGAGGCGGGATGCTGTGGCACGTGAGTGGACCTGTGTGGCACGTCAACTCCCCGACCGTTCGTCGGTCCTGCACCGTTTTGGGGCGGGGGGAGGGTCGAAAGTCCAGGGGTTTACGAGGCGGACACCGCCTGCCCATCGTTTTTTTACACCCGCGAAATTAAAAATTCAGGAGTTGCGCGATGGGAGGCACCGCCACGGTCGCCGGCCGTGGTCGCAAACCCAAACCAACGGCCAAGAAAGCATTGGCCGGGAACCCGGGCAAGCGTGCGCTGAACACTGCCGAGCCTCAGTTTTCCAAGATCACCCAGATCGACCCACCAGAGTGGTTCAGCCCTCGGGCGGCCACCATGTGGAACATGATTGTTCCGGAGCTGTTGCGCGAGAACGTCGTAGCGATCACCGATCTGCATAACGTCGAAGCCTTCTGCAGCGCCTATGACAACTGGCGCATGGCGCAGGATTCGATCAAGGCGCACGGCATTGTGGTGACCGGCGCCACCGGTGGCCCCATGAAGAACCCTGCCTTGACCGCGGCGAACGAGACGATGCGTCAAATGGTGACCTTCGGTTCGATGCTTGGTCTGGACCCAGCCAGCCGCACGCGGCTGATCGGCGGCAACAAGGAAAAGGAAACCAACGAGTTCGCCAAATTATTGAGTAGCTGATGCCCAAACTTTCCCACCCCAACGTCGACAAGGCGATGGCGTGGGCAAGGTCCGTGCTCCGAGGAAAGGTGCCGGCGTGCCGCTTCATTCACCAAGCTATTCAGCGTCACTTTGACGACCTGGCTGCCAGCCGCAAGCGCGGGTACCGCTTCAAGTTTGACCCGGCCAAGGCCGAGAAGAAACTTAAGCTGATGCAGCTCCTGCCTCACACAAAGGGCGAGTGGGCTTTCAAGCGTCAGCTGATCAGCTTGGAGCCCTGGCAGTTGTTCGGCCTGGCCGTCACCTTCGGCTGGGTCAAGAAAAAGGGTGGACATCGCCGGTTCCGAGAAAGCTACTGGGAGATACCACGCAAGAACGGCAAGTCGGTGGTCGCTGCCGGTGTTGGCATTAGCATGTTCGTGGCTGATGGCGAGTTTGGTGCTGAAGTCTATGCAGGCGCGACCACCGAGAAGCAGGCGTGGGAGGTGTTCCGGCCCGCGAAGCTGATGGTCAGCAAGTCGCCCATGCTGATTCAAGCTGCCGGCATCGAGGTCAACGCCTCGAACATGAATATCCCGTCCGACTTCAGCCGTTTCGAGCCTCTCATTGGCGACCCTGGAGACGGTGCTTCACCGAGCTGCGCGATCGTTGACGAATATCACGAGCACCGGACCTCGGCCCAGTACGACACCATGCTGACCGGTATGGGCGCACGGCGTCAGCCGTTGATGTTCATCATCACCACCTCCGGCGCTGATATCGAAGGGCCTTGCTACGACAAGCGCCGCCAGGTCGTAGAGATGCTGGCCGGCACCGTCCCCGACGAGGAGCTGTTCGGCTGGATATGGACGCTCGACGAGGGGGATGACTGGACCGACCCGAAAATGCTGGTGAAGGCCAATCCGAATCATGGCGTTTCGGTTTTCCAGGAGTACTTGGAGAGCCAGCAGGCGAGGGCCATTCGGTCAGCGCGATTTGCCAACACGTTCAAAACCAAGCATCTCAATCTGTGGGTCAGCGCGAAATCCGGCTTTTTCAACATGCAAAGTTGGAAGGCCTGCGAAGACACGACGCTGACGCTCGAACAATTCGAGGGCCAGGAATGGATTGCCGGTTTCGACTTGGCCCGCAAGCTGGACATGAACTCAAGGGCTCGCCTTTTCTGGCGTGTCATCGATGGCAAGATCCATTACTACAGCATCAAGCCGAAATTCTGGGTCCCTTACGACACCGCTTACAACACCGATAACAAACGCATGGCCGAACGGTTCCAGGCTTGGGTCAACTCCGGGCATCTGGAGGTGACCGATGGGGCGGAAATTGATTACCGCGAGATCCTCGAGGACACGAAGGAAGCCAATCATCACGCCCCTTTGAGCGAATCACCCATCGACCCCCACGGTGCTACGGGTCTGAGCCATGACTTGGACGACGAGGGCTTCAGCCCGATCACGATTACCCAGAACTACACCAACATGTCAGACCCCATGAAGGAACTGGAAGCGGCTATCGAAGCCGGCCGGTTCCACCATGACGGCAACCCGGTCATGACCTGGTGTATTGCCAACGTGATTGGCAAACACCTGCCAGGCAACAACGACGTCGTACGCCCGATCAAGCAGGGCGAAGACAACAAAATCGATGGCGCGGTTGCGCTGATCATGTCGGTCGGTCGGGCGATGACGAAAGTCGTTGTGGGCGATGGCGGCGTGGACCGATTCATGGATTCAATCCGGGACCCAATATTCGAATGAACACAGCATCGATTATTTACTTGCTGATCGCAGTGCTGGGCTTCGCCTGTGCTGTGGCAGGCGTTTACATCCTGCTCGGCGTCGGCTGGGCACTACTTGCCGCCGCCTCATCGTGCTTCGTTACTGCGGCCTTCATTCGAAGGGGACTGACCAGTGGCTAAGTCTCTGCGATCTGTTTTAAGCAGTGCGGTGACGGCGCCACGATCTTCGATCATCGATTGGGTGGGGCGATCAATCTCGGGCGGCGCTTCCGGGATATGGGCGCAGACAGTCGGCAGCACTTCCGCCAACGGCAAGACAGTGACGATCAACAAGGCCATGCGACTGGCGGCCTGCTGGTCCTGTGTGCGCCTCATTTCCGAAACGATCGCCACGCTGCCCCTCGGCTTGTATCGCCGAATGCCGGACGGCGGTCGACAGGTGGCCGGCGACAACGACCTGCACTGGATACTCAACACCAATCCCAATAGCCGAATGACGGCGGTCCAATTCTGGGAGGCCGTAGTTGCTTCCATGTTGCTGCGAGGTAACGCCTTCGTCGAGATCATCCGCATCAGCGGCCGAATTGTGGCGCTTGAATTCTTGCTGCCGAACCGGGTGGAGCTCGATGTAGCTGATAACGGTGAGCTCCTCTACCGGTACCGGGAGAAGAACGGAAAGCTACGCGATATCGCCGGCAGCGACATGATGCACATTCCCGCGTTCTCTCTGGACGGGCAAGTCGGGCTCTCACCCATCGCTTACGGCGCCGATGTCTTTGGCGCCGCGATGTCGGCTGAAGACGTGGCCAGTGCCACCTTCAAGAACGGTATGCACCAGACCGTCGCCTTCGAAGTTGATCAGACGCTGAACAAGCAGCAACGCGACGACTTCCGGGATTACGTTCAGCGTATCAGTGGCGCGAT